AACTTTTTGGATCAGCAATGGCAACCAAGATGGGAGTTTTATAATGCAAGATCATTTTGAAGAAAGTTATATGGGCAAATTATGGTATATCGTTTTGGGTGAGGATAAAAGATCATTCAACGAATATTTTTCCGAAGAACATGGTTTCACTTTAAATGACGATATAACAGATGATCAACTAAATTATTTAGTTGTTTTTTTCATGCTTGGATATAGTGGTAATCCATCTATTCAAACAATAAAAAAATTAAAACAAATAGAAAAATTAAATGATGAGATGGGAAAAACTCATTACAGATCATTTAGAAAGGAAAACTAATGGGCAGAGTAAAAGCAATGATCATGGATCAAGAAGAAAAGCTAAACGAATATGTTTGGTTTATCGTATCTGAATGTGAAACATTTCAAGAGTTTTCATTTAAGGTAAAACTTTTTGCAGAAACAGAATGCAACCTATTTGATAAGCATGATGATTTATCAGAGGTGTGGAATGAATATTGGTCTAAATATAATATAGGGGGCAAATAATGAACTATCAAAAAGCATTATGGTTTGGTGGCACTGAGGAAAG